ACTCCTGCCGATGACAACTACTCGTTGCGGATGATTGGCCTCGTGACGCTGAACGATGTCGAGATTGGCACTGACCCGGTCGACTTCCCCCAGGAATGCTACATGGGGTTGACGTGGTGCCTTGCCAATGAGATCAGCCTCGAATACGCCACGTCTCTCGACCGCGTCCAGATGATCCAACAGCGCGCGGCGAAAGCCTACGAGGACATGATTAACTGGTCGCAGGAGAACACGGACTCGGTCAGGTTCCTCTACGATACCCGGAGCCGGTAATGGATCAACCGCCAGTCCGCTTCCCTCTTGTCGAGCCCCTGGAGAACAGGGACGCTACCACCTCGACCGATGCGAAGGTCCTCAACGGGATCATCGAGCAGTCGACTCGGGGGACTCTGCGCGTCATCAAAAGGCCGGGGCAAAGGTTGGCGTTCCAGGGGACGGTAGGTATTGGGCAGGGCATCGACAACTACCTCGGCAACCTCTACTCCATCTCGGGCGATACGCTCAATGCGTTCGGGGCGTCCTCCATCGTCCTGACCGCTCAACAGGTCACAGGGTCGGCTACCTTCTCTACCCGCACACTGCCTATGGGAGTTGGCTTCCAAGGCAAGCTGTGGATATTCGGTGGCATCAATTCGGCAGGAGTCCCACAGAACGATATCTGGTCGTCGGTCGATGGCTTGGCCTGGGTCAACAATGGGACGGCGGCATGGTTCCCCAGGGGCGGCGCCTCGGTCATCGTCTTCAACAACACCCTCTACCTGATGGGCGGGACGACTGGTGTTGGCTCGGGCAACATCGTCTTCGGGGATGTGTGGTCGACCCCCGATGGGATCAACTGGACTCAGATCAGTGCGGCGGCATTCGGCCCTCGGTTCTCCTTCGGCGTCACCGCCTCCTCTTCTCTCATGTACATCGCAGGGGGTACAGCCGGTCCCGCCTCCAACGGAGCAGGCAACACCTTCTACTCCGATGTCTGGTCTTCCCCTGACGGCGTCTCGTGGACGCAGTGCGCCAAGGAAGCCCCGTGGGTTGCCCGCTCGAACCTCGGCTTCTTCTGGATGGGCACCAAGCTGACGGTCGTCGGCGGACAACTGTCGGACCCTTTCCACTTTGCAACCTCTGATTGCTGGACCTCCCCCGATGGCACTACTTGGACCCGCTCATCTTCAAACCCGTTCGCTGTTGCGGCATCTGGTGTTTGGCCTATTGCGGCGTTTGACTCCTACGGGCAAGACTTCCCTATCCCGAGCCCGATCACGGTTTCTGGTGGCACTGGCGGCACGGGAGCAACAGCTTATGCTTTTACAGACTTTGATGACGATGGGGATGGGGACAAGTCAGCCCTCGGACCCTACGTACAAGTCACCTTCGGCAACGTCGGAAGCGGCTACACGGGAGCCCCGAACGTAGCCTTTGGCCTGAACGTTGGGTTCAATGCTGGCGCCTATGCGATGCTGGACGGCACCTCCAACGGCGGGGCCAAACAACTCCAGGCCACTACCCTGAACGGTGTCGTCTACCTCCTCGAATACAGCGCCTCCGGCTCTGACGTTCAACGTATCTGGTCGACCACGGACGGCGTGACCTTCGAGAATACGGGCACCAACTTCTCGGCGGGGTGGCCGGTACGAAGTGGCGGCGCCTTCTTCGGCTTCGGCAATCTCTGGGAGATTGGTGGGGAAGCCACGGCAACCTCCACCTTCTACGATGACGTGTGGCTGGTCGACTTCACCGGCTTGACGGTGGCCCTGGCCCCTAACGTAGCAGGCGGCTTCTACCACTTCACTCAGACCGCTACCTCGATCACCACGCCCCTGCTGGTGTTCAAGTCGACGCATGACCTGTACTCGTTCAACTCGAACCTGAACGCCCTGACGAAGCTGTCGAACGTTCCTAACTACCCAACCGTCACGGTCCCTGGCATCGTCTACCTCGATACCTTCTTCTTCGTGATGGACCCCGAAGGGCAGATTTGGAACTCGGCAGAGAACGACCCTTCGACGTGGACTGCCTTAGGCTTCATTGCAATGGAGAACGAACCAAACGGTGGGGTGGCGATTGCCAAGTACCTCAACTACGTGGTGGGCTTCGGTGTGTGGAGCATGGAGTTCTTCGCGGATGCGGGTGTACCGCCGCCCGCTTCCCCGCTCCTGCCCAACACGTCCCTGCCTTCGCTGGTTGGGTGCGCCGCTGGCGAGTCGGTGATCGAGATGCAGAACTCGGTCGTGTGGATCGGCCAGACCCGGCGTGAAGGTGCCTCGGTCTACATGATCCAGAACTATATGCCGGTGAAAATCAGCACAGCGTTCGTCGACCGTATCCTCCAGAACGATCCGTTGAATAACATCTCGGCGTTCTCGGTGGATCAGTACGGCCATAGCTGCTACGTGTTGACCTTGCGCACGACTAACATCACGCTCGTTTATTCGTTCGACTCGGGCCTGTGGACCATCTTCACGTCCAACACGCAGAACCCGACTCAGCAGGTTACGCTGTTGGAAGCGGACCCGTATGGCACGGTGACGGCAGTGGTGCCCAACAACGGCTCCTCGGATGGCGATCCTGTCGTTATCCAGGGCGCCGTCATCCCGGACTACAACGGCATCTTCAACATCACGGTAGTCGACACCAACACGTTCACGTACCAGATCGGTACGGCTCCGGCAGGGAATCCTGGCAATGCTGGGTTCGCCAACTTCTCGGAGAACTGTTTCCGTCCGGTCGCCAGTGCCCAGGTGATGGACTTGGACTATCTTCAGGACCCGACGAGCGGCGCCATCTACGTACAGGACTCGACTGACGTGACGGACAACGGTGGACCTATCGACCTCCAGATCATCACCGACCGGTACGATGGCGGCATAAGCCAGTGGAAGGTCTGCCGCCGTATCACCCTCATCGCGGACATCCAGTCCTTCAACGTGATGGTGAGTTACTCGGATAACGACTACCAGTCGTATTCGTCTAGCCGCTTCATGAGTACGCAGCAAGGGCAACGGGCAACGGTGACACCGGCAGGCAGGTTCCGCCGCAGGGCATTCAAGATTCGCCACACTGAACCAGTAGCATTCCGGGCCGAAGCCCTTGAGTTAGAAATTATTTTGGGAAGCTTCTAAAATGGACCCATCTTCGCTGGCACAACTTCTCTCGGGCATCTTCAGTGGTGCTGCGGGCATTTCGCAACTCGGCTCGGCGGGGACTAACGCTGCGGCGGGCGCTGCTGCGGCTTCCCCCTTCGGCGGACAGTATGCCAACTACCAGCCGATGGTGAGCGGGCAGTTGGCTAACACGGGCGCCGAAGCCACTGCCGGGTCACAGTTGACCACAGGGGCGGGCAACGCTTTGATGGGGGCCAACACTGCTGTCACTGGTGATCCGGGGGCTCTTTCCACGGCGCAGAACCTGACCTCCGCACTCAACGGCCAGATCAGTGGTATCGCCGGGTTGAACACTAACGCCGGGTCGACGACCGCCTCCGAGAACAACGCAGGCTCAAACCTCACGAGCCAATTGTCTGCGCTCGCCGGTAACTACATGAGCAACCCCGCCATCCAGGCGCAGTACCAACTCGGGCTCAACTCGGCTACTCGCAGTGCTGCCTCCAGTGGCACGGCTGTCTCGGGCGCGGCTCTTACCCAACTCGAACAGTACGGGCAGCAGTACGCTTCCGGCGCCTACCAGCAGACCTTCAACGATCTGGTCACAGGCTCGACGACCGCCAACAACGAGAACCTCCAAGCCACGCAAGAGCAGGCCGCGTTGCAGGGGCAGACCTTCAACCAAGGGTTGGCGCAGAACCAAGGTGAAGCCTCCTTGCTCCAACAACAAGAGCAGAACGAGATGGGGTTCAACAGCGCCGCTGTCACGAATCAGCAGGACACGGCCAGCAACCTCATGAGCCAGATCAGCGGAGCAGGGTCCCTCTACAACGCCTCGACTGGCAACATCAACAATGCCAATCAGGGGTTGTTGAGTTCCTTGGGCCAGTTGAGCGGGGCTACCACAGGTTCGCCGGGAGCAGCGGGGCAGATTCTCTCGGGCCAGTTCGCCAACACGAACACCGCACTCGGCAACATCGGCGCCGGTATCACGGGAGCAGGGTCCGCTTTGGGCAGCAGCGCAGGCAGCTTGTTGTCCAGCCTTTTCGGCGGCAACTCCTCCGGCATCTCTGACAGCCTGTCCAGTCTCTTCGGCAGTGGCTCCGCTCAGGGGGCATTGAGCGGTCTGACAGTGGATGGGCTGGATAGTTCCCTCGGCTCTTCTGCAAGTGGCGGCTTCGAGTCCCTCCTGTCGGGCGGTACTGACTCCGGCGTGAGTGATGGGTTGAGCGCTCTCTTGGGGCTGTGATGGATAACTTTCTGACACAAGCCCTGAGCGTCAAGCAGAACGACCCCAGTGCTAACCCCCTCGCCTCGATACAGAAC